TTATATTTTAGGTATTTTTCCTTTATAATGTTCACAATTTTTACATTTTTCACCATATCTATCAATTGGTTTCCACTTATCTTTTCGACAGTAAGCTCCACTATCATGTCCTTCAAAGAAACGACATGAAATCATTTTAGTTACATTTATTGTTTCACCCATTTATAACGCCTCCCTATTTTACACCTGTACTGCCGAAACCTCCTGCTCCTCTTTCTGTTTTATCTAGTTCATTAACTTCTTTAAAATAAATTTCAGGCAACTTCACAATAACTGCTTGAGCTATACGCCATCCTGCCGGAATATAGACTGCTTTATTACTGTTATTATGCAGTAACAGAATACATTCTGAACGATAATCACTATCAAGTACCCCAACAGAATTTATAAGATTAATACCTAATTTACGTGCTACTCCAGATCTAGGCATAAGAAACATTACATACCCAGACGGTAATTGAAATGCCAATCCTGTTCTAACAGCTTTCCACTGTCCAGGCTGAAGCAAAACATTTTTTAATGTATATAAGTCAAATCCAGCACTACCAGTTGTAGCTTTAAATGGCAATTTAGCTTTAGGGTGTAGTTTCTTAACTTTAACTTCTACAGCACTAGTTGCTGGTGTAAATTCAATTTCCATTATTAAATCCTCCTTCATACATTTGTTTTATCCATTTTTCCCACTTCAAACGTTGATCACGATACTTATGTGCCCATCTATGGCACCGATTACAAAGAGTAACCAAATTTTCTTCTATGTCTTTACCACCCTGACTTCTAAATATTACATGATGAAGTTCCAAATATTTAGTTGTATGGCAGTTTCTACACTTGTAGTTATCACGTTTATAAACTGCTCTCCTAACTTCTTCAGGTATTTTATTACTCATCTACCGGCTCAATTGTCACCCTGAAAGGTTTTTCACTGTAAAAACTAATTAACTTTAATACTTCTGGTAGCTCTGATTGAGCTACATCAATTTTTAATCGAGTTGCTTGATCGCCTCCTATAGTTACCGCAGAAGCGATGTTAGGGATAGAAGCTATAAACTGAATTTTTTGCATATTTTATGGCCTCCTCTACTTAAATTTCCTTCTAGGAAATTCATACTGTTTTCTAACAGGATTCCATGCTGACACTCTAGAATAATAACCTATTACCCGTGTTAGATAATCTATATTTTTACTACCGCACTTAGGACATACAGGTTTATTCCCTCCTATTGTTGTTTGGTTGCAGTCATTACATATAATGTAGCCGTAATTAATAGCAAAGTGTGTTACTCCTGCTCTGACACAGTTTTCAATCAGCTTTTTCATTTGGTATGGATTTTTGATTTCATCTTCAATATTTAAGTGCAATATCCCTCCCCCTGATGTAAGCTCTAAAAACTTTCCACTAATAATTATTCTAGTTGCTAAGTCTACATCTTCGATTAAAGGAATATATTGATTACTGTAAAGTTCGTAGGGGTTATCGCCAAAGTAGACTTTATCCTTTTTAGCTAAAGTTACTGCTGCTTGTTCGGCGGGAATTTCTTCAACATTAAATGCCCAACCTGTTTCTTCGCTAAATTTATCAGCGTAAGCATCAAGCACAGTTAATACGTTTTTTACAAATTCCTGCCCTTCAGCAGTTAAAATATCCAAGCCCATAAATTTTGTCATCTCATAAATTCCTACTACACCGATAGTATTAAAAAACATTCCTAGATTAAACCATCCTAAAGGCTTAAAGAACTTTAAGAAACCTTGATTAATGCGTCTCTGTAAAATCTCCTCTCTATGAATTATTAGTAAATCCTTTGTTTTTGTAACAACATCAGATAAAAGTTCAAAGAAAACTTCTTGATTACCGTTAGCTATACGGGCAATTCTTGGAAGATTTATAGTTACAACTCTACTTGAACCTATATTTATTCCCCCGTTGCCAAAAGTATCAGCTCGTTTTTTCCTCATTTCTTGTATGTTGTTTGATAACCTACAGCATGTAGCTATTTTGTAACCATCGTTAATATAAATATTAAAACAAGCTCGTTTAATATTATTTTCAGCTACCCAATCCAAAAATTTTTTATCTAATATTTCACCATCTTTTACCATAATATTGCATGTAACAACAGGAAATCTATATGCTACACCACTAGAAGGATCACCTTTAGCAAACCATTCACCTACTAGTTTTTGAATATGCATTATATAGTCAAAATCTGGTTTGCTTCCGTCTGGATAAACATAATGCTCAAATACCGCTTTAAGATTAGGTATATCAAATAATGAAATATTTGTAAAAGGACTTTGAGAACCTACCCTAAAAGCATTGTTAACTACGTGAACAAATTTCTGGAAATCGTTAACTATCTCATAATCACTCAAATCATCTTTTTTGGCATAGTAACTATAGTTTACTAATAAATCAGCAGGAGATATAGCTCCCACAAACTCTTGTGATAAATCCATTGTAGTCTCAATTACTTGTGCCATAAAACTGTCTGCCCGTTTGGGTGGTAAAGAATGTAACTGTCCATATGGCCTACCATCAAGCATTACTGGAGTAGTCGAATATGCCAAACAATATGGCTGTTGAATACCTGGCCCTGACGCATCATGAAAATACAAGTCGCCTTCCCAAATGCTTTTTAGTAAATCATTAGCTCTTTCAATACCAAAACGTCTTTTAGCATAACGCCATAATAAATAATATCCTTCAAGTTTTAATATTCCTTTAGTTATCTCAGCCGTATAATTATTTGGACTCTTATTTTCATTAGCATTAGCATTGGTATCTATTGTTATATTTGATAATTTTTCCGTAAAATAATCATGTGACATTTGACCTACATCAATTTTTTTAGTACCTATTCCATCTAAGTCAAGAAAACTATCTGAAATACTAGAATAAAAACTATCAAATTCAGGTTCAAATGTAGCTGTAATTAACATATCAGTCTCCTCCTCTAATGCTGTAAGTAAACAAGATATTGATTACTGCTAGCTAAAAATTCTTCTGTCTTTAGTTCTTCTATATATGGGCCACATTTTAAATAATCAAATAGATTAATCAAAGAAGGAGATAGATCATCTAATTCATAGCTAGTAAAAAGCCAAAGCTCATATCCTAAAAATCTGCCCCATTCAGCTAAGACTTCTAAAGCATCCTTTTGTAATAAAGGCTCCCCACCTAAAAAAACTAACGCATCATGATATGGTTTAAGTTCTTCTAATAATTTAATTAAAAATTCAAGATCCATCAATTGACCACCATTAATATCCCAAAATTCAGGGTTATGACACCCTTTACACTTACGGTCACATCCTTGAAAATAAAGATTAATACTAACTTTATCTGTTTCAGCTGTTGCCAGTGTTTGTATTGCTCCTATTTTTACCTGCATATATCCCCTTCCTTTTATACCATTTCCTAACTAACTCATCTTCCCTAACTTCATATTCCAGTTCAGATAAAATACGCTGGCATCCCATGCAACACCAGCGTTTTATATTGTCACCAAAAAATACCTCGTGTACTGGTGTTTGACAGTAAGGGCATAGCATATTAATCCTCCTTTAAAGATTTATTTGACATACACGAATGTGTGTTTAAATACCTACCACAGCTATTTTTCTCTGGACAATAAGAGAGATATTCACATTTAGGTACAAGATATTTAGCTAATTCAGGATTAGCTTTTTCTACTTCTTCACATATTTTTTGAGCTAATTCACGTATTTCCCATTGTGCTTTTTGACATAAACGCTCATGGCAGAAATGTACTAAGGCTTGTAGGCTAAACTGGATATTTAGTTCGGTTGTTACTGCTTGAGGTAGCACATAACGGGCATCTTCTACGGGAATACCTTTGGCAATCAATTCGTCATATAGTTTCGATATTCGCCAACATAGTTTTGTAAATGCTTCCTTTGCACTAAGATTTGCATATATAGAACTGGGTATTATAAATACAGTTCCAATATAATCTTTACTCCATTTTGCAACAACTGAACGCTGGCTCTGTTGGTTAATCTCGACGCCTATTTTATGGCGCACAAGCTGGTGACTGCAAGCTCTGCTTATACCTCTGACATGGAAGTTCAATTGCACCGTCCTAACCGCACTCCAATGGCCGCTTTCTAAACACTGCTTGCCTATCGCCTCGTAGTTAGTTCCGCCTTTACATACCGCCGCAAACCGGCCTATCTTCTCAAAGGCGTTAGTGCAATCTTCTGGATTTAACAATATAACTTCCACGTATTTATAAGATACCCCTCTCTTTAATTAAGATTTAACTTTAAATATGTTACAACCTGCTAAATTATCTTTATCATAAAATTACCAAAAGATAAAATTAAGGAATTGATCATTAGATCTACTCATATTTTCCTCTTCCTTTGAGCCTCTTCTATTTTTTGAGCTAATGTTGTCCAGAAAAGCCCTACGAATTCTTCGGGTTCCATCTTAAAAAGTTTCATGGTGATAAAATATAAACCACAATATCCAGCAAAAAAGCTAATCAATATTTCTATTGCTTGCCTAACGATCTCCATTTTTGCTTTCCCTCTCTTGCTCTAGCAACAACAAGACTGCTTTAGCAACAGTGTCTTCAGGAGTGTTAGAAACAAACCTTTGTACCTCTTCAAGATGTCCTGTCTGCACGTCCATTTCGTAAACGGTTGTCAAATATTTATTTGTTCCGTCTCCCCATACAATCCTGTGCATTGACCAATAGTACCCCCGTCCCTCCAGCCACTCCAGCAGATCAGAAAGGGTAGGTAGCCAAATATCTTCTTCGTAGGGGCCGTACGCTGTATAATCATATAGAACAGGTTTTTGTAGATAGGTTTCTTCTGTTGGTAACCACGCTAAATACCAGTCTCCGTATACTATCTGATGTTGTAATCCTGCTTCTTTTAGCTTTTTAGCCATCTCAAGCGATACCGTCCGCATTATATTGCACCTACCTTTAACCCACTTTGTAAAGTCTTTTATATTTACTCTTTATTCCCTCTTCTATCGTTTCTACCATCGCAAATAGTACACCATCTATGATTTTATCTACAGCTTCTTTGGCTTTAAGGCGTAGCTTCTCTTGCACTTCTGGTTGTTCCACATATTTCTTGGCGTAAGCTAAGGCTTCAGCTTTAAGTAAATCTTTAATTTCCCAGTCAAATTTTAGCTCTTTTAATACTTCAGCTAACCCCTCAGCAAGCAGTGCCAGTTTCTGCTCTTCGGGCAACGCCGCAATCATTTTCGCCGCTATTTCGTGCTGAATAGCTTTTTGTAAATTAAGGTCAAGCATTATAATTACCTCCTATACCATATTTCTCAATATACTTTCTCGCCGCTTCCTTGCATTCCTTATTAATCTTCTACAGGTTCATATTCTGTTAGACAATCTTACCCGTAATTCATCAATCTTTTCCCAAGGAATTAATTTAGGATCACACAAACCAACAAAATAATTGTACCAACCGAAGATCTCTATACCTTCTTTTTTAATTCCTACCTCGATACCAGCTCTATCGTCGCCAATTACGATTTTTTCTTGCTTATTCAATCCTTATCCTTCTCCTCTACATCAGGACACTTTTCAATTCCAGCTTTCCGTAAATCCTCTTCAAATTGCTCGATAGATACTTCATCAAGATAACGCTCTATTTCTTTTGCCAGTTCATCCAAATCCGCTGGTACCGTAAAATAGAATTTGCGACTTTCATACAACAACTGTTGATGTAATCTTTGAGCAACCATCTTCCAGACTGCTAGTTGTTCTTCTAATTCGGCACAATAATTATCCTGTCTTTTACGCATTTGCTTCTCTAGAGTACGGTCGGCACGAAGTTCTTCGACTTCTACTTCTAGTTCCCGTACTCGCCAAAGCCAATAATGTAATGACAGTAATATTTCTCCCATCTGTCTTAAAAAATCATCATCTAGCGAAGGCTGTGTACCACATATACGTAGAAGCATTTCCCAATCCTTTTGCCAATCACGCTCGCTCATCCTTATCCCCCTCCAACTCGGCCAGGGTTTTTTGCTTCCACCTTTCCCGCCAGCATCGATAAACATCAGCAATAGTGCTATTACAAGTGCAAGTTAACTCCCTATCATACTCAGAAGGGCAGGTGTCAAACTCTGAATTAATGTTAGTTATTTCTTTTGCGGCTATTTCAAGTTGCTTTTCCATGATCTTTAGTGTTGTTTCTAGTTCCTTCCCCCTGTCCTCTGCCGCCAACGCCCGTTTGATAGTTTCGGGCCAAATATCCAATGCTTCCCAAAAGAATTTAGTTAATACACTCCTTGGCTGTAGTGGTATAAAGTACCCACTTGTTTCTAAGCGACATATTTGACGATATTCTTCTTGAGCCTTCTTACACAACTCCAAGTCTTTTCGCAGGTCACGCATTATTTGTTACTCCCCTTTTTCCTGCAAATATTTACCTACTTTTTGTACCAGATCATCTAAAGTTTTAGCCCAAATTTTACTTTCTCTTTGAAAATGTTTGGAATTTTCATCTTCCTTATCTTTATATACATAAGTCTCTATTTTTACCTCATAGCCATTATAGTTATTAAACATTTCCCATCTAATTTCTCTTAACACAAAGATGCGTTTAATATTACATAAAAATTCTTTTCCAACAACTTTAGATAAACCAGTAGTTCTATCTACTTCACATATAGGTACATAACAAGGTTTTAAATCTTTATCGTTATATTGTTCAATAAGACTTTTAATTTGACTTACAACTTCTTCTACTGTCATTATTTGTTGCCTCCTTTTCTACCCATTTGGTAGTCACAACAGACCAACATCTGGTGCATCTGTAAAACGCTCGGGATTTCGATATTGTATCCCATATTCACCCTCTTTGTTGCTCTTTTTGGGTTTACACATTAGTCATCATCTCCTATAAATTCTTTCAACGCCTGCAGCCAGCAATCAAAACAATTTGCATCATCACAGTCAAATACTACATAAGTATCTTCTAAGCCTATACTTTCTGGACAATATCTATCTGCCAACTTTACAAACTTACGAATGGCCTCTAATCCATCTGGCAATTCCTTTATTTCTTGAAACAATCTTTCTGCTTCGTCTATTATCATTTATCATTACCTCCTTTACATTTTTGCCATCACTTCATACATCAGTCGTTATCTCTCCTTCTATTAAGAAGTTAGGATGACAGTCGTGTTTGTAACGCCTATCAATGTTCCTACTATATGATTTCTAACATTGATATACGACGATCTTCAGTTTCATGGATTAATAGACTTCTACCATCATCTGTTGCCTGATCTACAAAACAATAATCAAGATGTTTCTCACTAGGAGGTATAAACCCAATAGTATAACAATTAGGGTCACCACAATCGCATTTATAATAAACCTTTAATCCATCTAACTGTTTCATATAAAAATCAATATTAAAACTAGGATCATCTTTAAATTCATCTTGTAATCCTTTAATCAGCCACGTCTTTTCTTGTTCTGTTAATGGTCTTGGATACATAAAATCCTCTTCCTCTTTGAGAGCTAGTTCCCAGCATTTAAAACAATCATCAGCGATACAAACTTTCCCTGGCCATTTCGGTTCTACAAGTCCATGCTCGCTTGGACACCCGACTTCGCCTATTTCAGCCGAAATAATGATAATTTTCTTAAGTCGTTCTAGTAGTCCACTTTGCTTTGACACGGCTTTACGCCCCCTTGTTTCACATTTTAAACATGCTATGCATCTAATAATTCTGGATTATACCATATATTTCCAACTACTTCTAGCCATTCCTTGGTTTTATCATCCAATCCACTACATCTCCCATCTGGATATTCTAGATACCATCCCCACCATCCATTAGGACAAATACCATCATTATAACATTCAAGATCCTGAAAACTGCCAAACCTAATTACTCCCTTTACGCCCAAAAAGTTTATAGCTATATCGCCCTCATAAACTTCTACACCATTTTTATCTTTTAATCCAGTAAACTGACCAATAGTTTCTGGCTTAATTGGATTTATAAATAATAAACCCATACCATCACCATTGACTATTACATATCCGTCTTTTGGAGTAACTGTTAAAAATCCGTATTCCCATTGATTATCATCTTTACGTTGCCCTCTAAACCTAATTTCCCTCATAATCATTTGCCTCCTTTTGTATTATCTTTTCTATAATCTTATCAGGCCCATTTTTTCTAGCCTCTTTACACATCCAACTTGAAATAATTCTTTGACGTTGTTCTCTCAAGTAAGCCCTATTGTGTGGTTCACGAAGCATAAAATCACCTTCTAAATCTCTTTCAAGAACATTACACCTAGCAAATGCAATATTGTAGTTTTCTTTATCTTTTTCAATACCTATTACATTGAAACCTTCTAACATAGCGGCCACTAAAGTTGAACCACTACCAGCAAAGGGATCTAATATCGTTCCTCCTGGCGGCGTTATCAAACGGCAAAGGTACTGCATAAGTTTAATAGGCTTAACGGTAGGATGGTTGTTAACCACCTTGCCGTTCATTGTTCTTTCTTTTGTGGAGGCTTTGGCTACATAGAAAAACCTACTGGCACCTCCTATATCGCCATACCCCATATCGTTAAGAGGAGGCTTAGGTGTATTGCTACCAAAATTTTTACCTCCAGATTTATGTCTTACGGCTACACCAGATTTTTTAATTCCACTTTGTTGATCTAACAGCTTTGCCGCTTCTTCGTCTAACAGAAGATTGGCAGGCCAACGGCCAACTTTAGGTGTTTTATCGATATTGCCACTAAATCCTTTATTTATTGCCCTCGTGGAGTGATTATCTGTTCGTCCTCTAGTAATCATAATATCTATTCCTATCCTGCACCCATCAATATTTATCCCGCCAGTTCCCCATTTCAGCACATTTGTCGCAACGTTCTTTTCGCTTATGGGTTTACGTGCCATTATGATAGGCTCGTATGCTGGTTTAAGCGCAGTACCCCATCCCTGCCATTGTTGGGCTTCGGGAGTAACGGGGGCAGTTATCTTAAAATCTTCTCCTGCTCTTTTATCAATGCCATAAACATTGGTATTATTTCTTGTTCTACCATTTGGTAAACGTTTTGCTCTGTATTCATCTATGCCTATTGCTTCCCTCTTAGCCCCCAATTCTTTATCTATAGCTTTGCTTATATCCATCGACTTAGGGAAGCCACTGCCATATACCCACATCAAACAATCCCTTATCTCAAATCCCGCATCTTCTAATCCGCAGGTTAGCCTATGATAAGTCCTAGTTCCGCCGAAGGCCAATAAAAAACCACCAGGCTTAAGTATTCTTAAAGCCTCCTTGCCCCATTCCATACACCATTCTTGATAATTTTCTATTGTATCCCATTGTTTACCCATAAACGATAAATTATAAGGAGGATCTGTTATAATTACATCAATACTATTTTCCTTAAAAGTTTTCATCACTTCCATACAATCGCCTTGAATCAATTGCCACATCTGATTCACCCCAAAACTATCTAATAATTCCCCAATAAGCATCTGTTACAGTTCCATTACAATTTATATATTCTATATCGCTTAAACCTTGTAAGCGGTAAGGATAATCAGGCTCTCCAGTATTAACAAAGTAAATTATTTTATCCTTGTAAATAAATCCATATTTATCATTCGTACATTCCAAAGGTTCTCCCAATATTTCACGTACAAATTTTCTTCCATAATATACAAAATTATAATTAGGACAAGTTATAACTACACTTCCTTTTGATTTTATTAATTTTTCTTTGAATGTATCAAAAGCAGAAACCGTTTTTAATCACTCCCTAAATTTTATTTATTATAGGCCGCCAGCGGGGCGACACTCCCGCATCTCCAACGAGGGTGACGGATGCCTGTTCCGTCCTTAGCGGCCTATAATTCCGCTAATTTTCTTAATACGCCTTTACATTCCTCTGCCGCTTTAATAACTTTAACTATAAAATCTAATGAGATTTTCTTTTGCCAGCCTAATTGTAGACCTAAAACTTGCATTTGATATGGTGGTAACTCATATTTTTGGAACTTATAGTAAACCTCTAATGCTCTATTATAAAGTTCTTCATCATTGTTAGTTTTTATTTTCTTTATCATCTTTTTACTCCTTATTTTTATTTCTACCACGCTCTTCCAATAAAATATCATATGGCATGGATCTTATTTCTTCTGGTGCATTAAGTTTTAAACATCCTATAAAATCTTTCATGGCTTTTTCTTTCTTCTCTCTAATTTCTTTCCTAATCCTTTTGACATCTTCTTTTATCTGTTCTTCAGTTATGCCTGCTTCTTTTAATCTATCGCCAAGTTTAGCTCCAAGTTCTAAAACTCGTTTCCACGATTTACAGTTTTCTTCCATCGCCCATAAAAAAGCTTTAGCAACCGCTTCTTTTCGACTATCTCCTATAAATGTAGTTTTAATTGGCTTAGATGTATCTACAAATTGATTTAAGACACATTTATAAGTATTTGGGCTGATAGTTACAATATCAGCATAATACCCATATTGTTCTAATCTCGATAACATATAATCCAAAGAAGGTATCTCGTTATAACCATATTTTTGAAATTGTAATAACAATTCTTCTGTCATTTTTTTACTCCTTATTTTTATTTTTATTAAATATAATATTCATCTGGTTCCTCGCCATTTAAATATTTCTCATGTAGATCAAGCCACTTACGAATATCTTTTTCAGCCTTGTCTAAGGCTTTTGCAAAAGTACGCCCATACCATGCATGATGACGACCAGATGGAGCTATCAAGTATAAATCTAATTCAATACACCAATTTTTATCGTCTGGATCTTGTTCTTCAAAGAAATTTGGTAAATGTATTCTAAATGTGCCTTCATAACTCTTGCAGTGCCCATCTTCTTCTAAGTCTTTTTGAATTGCCCTAAATAAATCTCTGCGTAGTTTAAAAATCTTTGTAAGTCGTCATAATTTATCATTTTACTTACCCTCTTTCCAACACAAATATACCTATTTTTTATTCCTCACTTTTCCATCCACAAAATGGGCAACGATATTCAACCATCGGCTCATAAGCAGGAAATCCAAAATGTTCTCCACGATTTTCTTTATAAATTCGTTGTTCAAGTTCCGTAAAACATTCAGGACATAATCCATTATCAAACGCCATTTCATTTACTTTGTCTAACAATTCTTCACCAAACTTTTTTCCTTTATCTCGTATTTCTTCTCCTAATCGTTTTAATGACAAATAAGCATCCTGTCTAGTTTCTTCTATATCTAAATAAACTTCAATAACGTCATACAGCATTGACATCTGTTTAATCCTCCTTATGTGAATAATTTTATCCCAATTACCCACCAAACCATTACCCACGCAATCAATGCTGTTGCTCCTAGCAATTTACCCACCGCTTTTATCCCTCCTTCTACTTATAAATTAGGTTGAAAAAGGTGTTTGTAACTAACTTAAGCTGTCTTAATAACTTTTTTAGTAATCCACCCTTTTCCATCACGCCATACCCACAGTTCTCCTGTAGAATGAGGAGGGAGAGGAGTTTCTTTTATCCGTTCTATATCAACACTATAATCACTTGCGTTTTTCTCTCGTTTTACCTGTATAAAACGAGTACCAAGATGATTCCAGGCAATAACATCAAAGCAGCCTTTACTACCGGCTGCTCTACAAGTTTCATAACCCACTTCTTCTAATAATTTAATTACTGCATACTCCTTTTCCCGGCCACGTTCATAATTTGTAACGATTAGTGATCAACCTCCTAAAATATTTTGTGACATAGTGTATAGTAACCACACCATTTAGGATTACATAAGTAACCAGTAGGATTAGGGTAAAATGCATTATTCTTGATAGCAGATATAACATTTGTTGCAATATTCTTAAACCTTTTTAGATCTCTTTCTGTTCTTTTAGCCATAAATGTTTTCGTGTTAACATCGCTTTTATTTGCTACTAGATAATCCAGCAATACCCCCTTTTCTTCTTTATTAAACTTTTGCCGGTATGCTAATGCATAAGCAGATAACTGTAAACTCTTTTCAACTGTTTCCTGCCCTGGCATTTTAGAAGAAGTTTTAGTATCACGAATATACCCCTGACTATCAACTACATCTATATAACCTAAAAGATTGACATCAGGAGTAATTGGTATAACAACCTCTAATTCAGAAGCTATTGGCTGTATTTTAGGAGCAAATTCTTTATGATAAGTCTTAGAAAGCCTGATAGTTTCATCCTTTGCTTTTGCAGGATTTTCTTCTCTCCAATCAGTTTCCGGTGCTACTTCCTCAAATTTACTGGCTACAAATTCTGTTACATCATTCAAAGGTAAGTCTTTTCCGCTGTTAATTTTTTGTTTGTAATTATGTTCAATACCAGCATGAACGCATACCCCCTTCGTGATAGCTCCGCTAGGTGGTATTTTTAAACCTTCTACATATCTAAAGTAGTATTGAGCAGGGCACCTTAAAAAGGTATTTAATTGAGTAACAGAAAAATGATCTTGAGGAAAATTTTGAAGTTCTAAAGGTTCTTCTAGCATTTAACATCCCTCACAATTCAATTAACTAATGATTTACACATTTAACAATTGCATTACTCATATCTATCATTTTTACTTCATATTGTCTGAATATATTGTTATATTTGTTCAAACGTCTTATAGCCATATCTACATATGACGAATTTAAATCTATATAAATACTGGATCGCCCCAATTTAGCCGCAACTAAATTAGTAGTACCTGCCCCGCCAAAAGGATCTAACACAACGCAAGGAACAGTTTCTTCGATACCGCAAGAACAAGTAGGACGCCAGCCGATACATTCAACTACAGGAGTACCTCTATAACCTCTGTGTGGTTGAAGTCCAGTACCAACATTCCAAGATTCAGTAGGCTTCTTGGGTTTTGCGTTTTCTGGACGCTTATATTCCACCACCCTCTCCCACGGTGCCCCACACTTTGGGCAACAGCCGCGTTCGCTTGTGCCGGCCTTGATGCAGGGCTCTACAAGGGCCGTGGGGAAGGTGGCAAAATGTGCATCTGGAAAGGGTTCAGTGGGTATAATCCAAACAGAACGTTTGTTGCGGCCAAACGGGTTCGGCAGGGGATAAGGCCCTCTGTGTTGTTTAGTGCCACCAAGTACCGATTGCTTTCCCCCAGCAAACGTACCACCGTTTTTCTCATTCCACAAACGTACATGTGGCTCTCTTATCGCATCCGCATCGTAAAAATACTTCTTGCTTTTCGCTAGCAAAAACACATATTCATGTGCTTTTGTCGGTCTATCCTTTACGCTTTCAGGCATAGCATTAGGCTTTGCCCATATAATATCACTACGAAGATACCATCCATCTGCTTGTAATGCAAATGCAACACGCCAAGGGATGCCTACGAGGTCTTTTGGTTTGAGAGACCCAACTTTCCTACCAGGATACTTTGGTTGCCCTTCACGTAGTCCGCCTGGATTATAATCTCCACCAGCACCGCCGGAGCCGTTGTATGAATCGCCTAGATTGAGCCATAGCGTTCCGTCCTTCCTCAGCACCCGCCGTACTTCACGAAATACTTCAACTAACTTAGCTACATATTCATCCGGTGTCTTCTCTAACCCAATTTGCCCATCTACACCGTAATTCCTTAAGCCCCAGTAAGGAGGCGATGTTACAACGCAATGTATGCTTTCATCCGGTATCTGCTTCAGTACTTGTAAAACGTCTCCTACATAAAATAAATGTTGAGTAACTTTTTCACTCATATTTCATCCTCCAAAAATTTCATTTAAACAATCTAAAACTTTTTCTAATGGATAACAATAATCAATACTAAATACAAAATTTTTAGTTTTATGTTTTCGACCACGAAACTTTAAAGTGTAATGCCATTCAGGATGACTCTTATATAACTGCCAAAGCTTTTTAGAACTGATGCAGTAAAAACCGCTAGTGCTATACTCTTGATAATCAACTATAAATACGATTAAGCAAGGTAAATTCTTATACTTTTTAAGATTTTTAACGTTAATCGTTATGCACTTACCAGGCTCTATGCCAAATTTTTCTTGTGCCTTTCTAAAGGGTGTTGATTGAACTTTAGACTCCAAATAAAGAGGCAGTATAAAGTCTGGATTATCTTTAGCTGCCTCATCAGCTCGTACAATATCAAGACCATACTGTTTACAAAATTTTCTTATTTCTTCTTCTGCTACAGTACCAACTGCTAAACATGCTTGAAAATCTTTTGGATTGATGTTTACTTTAACTCACGCCTCCAATCGTGTTTAATTCTTTTTCCTATTGGAATAAACCTCAAATTCGTCCAGCCCCAACCGTCATAGCCTTCATTCTCAAAATACTTTCCTTTAGCAAGAATAAGTGTATAATTCCCTGTATGTCACCCCTATTTTAATATATAGTTCGACAGGAGCAAGGATTTGCACCTTGCATGGTGGGCTTTGCGCTCCCACCTCGGGGCTTATACAAGCAGTAGCCAACCCCTACACGCCTTTCGGTGGCGCCGATTTCTCTCCCCTACTTGGCTACCCTTTATCAATTGATTGACGCGAGCCTAAAGCTCCACGGCAATTTAATTCTTACCCTTGCGCCGAAGTCCACCGGAACAACTCCAGCCAATGCACTTCGACCCACCTCGGAGTTAGCTAACACAGCTTACCACAGCATACTCACAATATGAACTAGAATACATATCATTTATTCTATCTTGTGTTATAGCTTTCTCAATTCCTCTAGCAATTACATTAGCCATTTTCCATACCAATCCTAAACGAGTATTTTGCAGTATCAAATGTGTAAAACTATTACTAAAATGACTTGCATCAATATTAACTATTCCCTTAATGAATATATCCCCAATTTTAGGTAACTCTTTATTTACACCAATACCTGGTATAAGACTTCCCTTCCCAATAATAATATCACCTACACTTTTTTCTCTACCTAATGATGCATCAACAGCAATTATTAATGGATTTTTAATTTGTTTAATATTATTTAAACACTCTCTTAAATTCAAAGCATGAACAGGTTCATCTAAAGTTCCATAAACAGTTAGTTTATCTATTAATTTTTCTCTTATAAAAGTACCTACCAATGGCCCCAGACTATCTCCAGTAGAACGATCAGTACCTATACAGACTATTACAAGTTGACGTGTTTGATCTCGATCTAATTCCTGCCTTAAATCACAAATAGTTTGAGCTATTTTCTGTACTACCACAGGATCTTTGTATGAATATCTATATTCAATCATTTTAACTCACCCTAAAATAAACCGTTTATGAACCAAATTTAATATAGTCTACACATTCCTTTTTATAATCTTGAGGAATAGGGATTGTTGTAATTACACTCAAACCATCTTCTGTGACTTTTTCTTCTTCCTTAATATAAACAAAACATATAACTTTTCCTTCATGATTTTCTTCAAGGAAATTAACACAATCTTGACAAATATAACCTTTTGCCCTCTTATTTTCTTTCCATTGTTCTTTTTTGGCTCTTTGTATATTCTTCTTTTCAGAAGCTTTCTTAATATCCTCTTCAGCCGACTGTAAACAGTAATTAATAATCTCTCTAAACTCTCTAAGTCTTATTTTCTGATTTGCAGACATGTCTCGACCAATGTACTTATACCAGTAAATAGCTAAACCTGTAGGTTTATAAAGAAAGTTAGGCACTACTATTGGACAATCAGGTTTATGATCATGAGTTTCTCGCCATTTTTCATACTCTTCATCACGGCCACAATCACAATAGATAGCAATACCATATAAACCTTTAAAGCCATTTTCCTTAGCAAACTGCTTTAATAGTTTATTATATTCTCTTTCAGTTTTACCGTAGGGTAAAATACCTTTTTGTTCTAGCTCTACTATATATCTTTCATACTTAACATGGAAACAATCAGATTTATGTGGATGGGTTTCTTCCCATTCTATTTCTTCATCTTCAAAACCACAAGTGCAATCACCCCAATAATAAGGGTGCATTTCAAAGACATCATTTACATATTCAGTTCCATAAACAGGATCATCATTAATACTATCAATTAAATTTTCAGCAAGTTCGTAAAGCATCTCTCCTACTTGTTTAGGTACTCCAAACTCTCCCCATCCATTACCAAACACCATGTGCCCTAATTCTGGTTCATATGCACTCATAGTATCAAAAATACCTCCATTTTAATAACTTTTATTTCTTTTTAGAGCAACCCAATCACCACAAGCAACAGTATATTTCCCTTCAATAACATGTAAATTATGTTTACTATAATCCCAAGTATTATAATCATGGTTAGACTGCAAATATGCAGCTTTTACAGCTTCTTTTGGTGTCATAGTATAAACACGCTTTTCTAATGTAGAAAGGTTAACTACTTCTATTATCAAACCATTCATCAATCTTTACACCTTCAGCCCACCTATGAGGATAAATTTCAGCATCAACTTCAATGGGAACATCAATTTTAATTGCGTTCCTCATTGTTTCCATTATTTCTTCTAAAGCTTCTCTAGTAATATTTTCAGGAGCATCAAAAATCAATTCATCATGCACCTGAAAACGTATATAAGTATCATACTTTTTCAGTACAGGTTGTAAGTCTACTATAGCCTTTTTCAGTAAATCAGCAGCACTCCCTTGAATCACAAAATTAACTGCCTGGCGTTCAGCAGAAGCTCTTTCAGAATAATCGCTACTCCTAATAGTCTTATGCAGACGCCGTTTACGGCCTAAAATTGTCTCTGCATACCCCCTCCTTCTAGTAGTTTCAATTGTGTTTTCTATGAACTGTTTTACCTTCGGAAAATTCCTAAAGTAATCTTCGATAATTTTTTGAGCTTCCTCATCACTACATCCTATCTGATCAGCCAATCCTTTAGCTGTAATTAAGTAGCTGATACCAAAGTTTACGTTTTTAGCTTTTTTTCGTTCCTTACTACCCCCATTTTGCTCATCATCTAAAATCTTTTCTATCGGCAGACCAAACACCTTACTTGCTGTTATCGCATGAATATCAATTCCTTCTCGATAAGCCCTCATCATATTCTCATCTTGACTGAAATGAGCTAACAATCTAAGCTCAATTTGACTGTAATCAATTGAAATAAATATCCTTCCAGAATCAGCAACAAATAACTGCCTTACTCTACGTGATCTTTCATCCTTTGCTGGCAATTGTTGCGTATTAGGATTATTACAACTAAACCTGCCAGTATGTGCTCCATAAGTGTTATGCCAAGGATGTATTCTGCCATCTTTTTTAAGTTCATTAGGTAACTTCTGAGTAAATGCCTGACGCAACTTTGCTATAGCCCTATACTCTAGAATTTTAGGTATAACATCATGTTTGTTACTTAATTTCTTTAGCACTTTTACACCCGTTGATCTTTTTCCACTAATATCAATAAGCTTTAACTCATCATACAAAACTCTTGATAATTGAGCTGGAGAATTAATGTTTACATCACCTATCATTACTTTAATCTCTGCTTCAATTTTACTTTGCTCTTGACCTAACTCTTTATCTAACTTAGCACATTCCTCAACATCAAAAGCACTGCCAGTTAAATCTGCCTTTATCATCTCACACATAACAGGCATTTCTATTTCATAAAATAATCTAGCTAATTTTGGCCGTAATGCTAAATGCTCACGTTGAAATTCAGCTAATCTAATAGTCATTTCAGCATCTTTAGCCGCATACACAAGGGCAACATCAATTGGAATTTCCCTAAAAGGTATCGGGCCAAATAAATCTTCGTAATCAGTTGTTTCCATCTTTAAATAACGAGAACATAAGCTTTTCAACCCATGATCATCATTTTCATTAAGAACTTTTGCAGCTAACAAACTGTCATAAGAAATTAAATCTATTACATCCAAACCATTAAGGTACAAGAATTTAGTATCAAAAGGTGAATTATGCATTATTAAACAACGGTTAATATCTTTTAAGGCATCTACAACTGTTTTTAATGATAACTGCAAGCCACTAGAGTGACCTACAGGAATATAGAAATATTTGTTAGCTTTTGGCAGGCCAAGGGAGATGCCAACAATCACCCCCTTCCACGGATCTAAGGCATCTTCCTTGGCTCCACCAGGTTGAGGAGATGTTTCTATATCTAAAGAAATTTCTTCTTCCTGCAAGCATAACTCACATAGTCTTTTCAAAAGACGTTCCGTATTTACCAAAAAGTAGTTGTCTGGCTTATTCCTAAGTAAGTACTCTATTTTTTCTTGTCTTTCCTTTTCATTTAATTGCCTTGCTAAATCCAAAAACTCTTTTTGAGTAAGTTTCTTCTTTTCATTCTCCCTAACAAGGATACCAGCTTCTAATGCTTTTTTAACTCTCTCTAATTGTTCTCTCCTTTCCTGCGCCCATTTGTATTGAAATATTTCAGCCCACATTTTACAGCCCCCGTTCTTAGAACGGCAGATCTTCATCTCCCATAGGCTCTATATTTTCATCTTCAGTTTGAGTCTGACCTTTGTTAAGCATTTCCAATATCTGTTCTTTTGTCTTTGGTCTCAAAGCTTGGAGTAAAAATTCTTCTGTAACTTGCTTCCTCAATTCAGGTACTTTAGCAATTTTAGCCCTATCTTCTTTACTCAATTTAGATGGAAAAATAGGAGTTAATGAGTAAACAGTATCCAATTGTTTACCTGTACGACTGTACTTAAAAGCCAACCCAGGTTCATCAGCATATTCATCTAATATCTGGCAAATATTAGATAACTGCCTAGCCGAAGCATCAATTATGCGGATTTCATCAGCATCCAAGTCATAAACTGGTACAAGAATTTTAGTAGTCCGTTTAATGCCTGCGGCACATGAAGGACAGTCATTGATTAAGCATGGATGAGAGAATATCTTCTTTTTAAAATCAGAATGACTGTAATACTGCTGGAAAAGATCTTCCTCATTCGGAAAGAACACAATTCGGACATGCTGACCATCATCTAGTCGAATAAAAACATTTGATGATATTTCTGGCTTATTAATATTTTCTTTAACTTGCTTACCACTGGCTACAAAGACATTAGTCACCATTTATTCCTCCTTAGAATTTTAATTGCCTTTCTACTAATAGATTAGGATGGGCATTACACTTGTAACACCCATCCAAAAATTAATTATTGATTTTTAGGTCTAAGCAGCATATAATTCTTTTGAGAGGTGATCTCTAATTTGTTTTACGTGTCTGGCTATCTTCATAGGGTAGGTACCTAACATTTCAGCTATTTGCCGATAGCTGAAACCCTGCCCTAGAAGATAGCATATTTTTTTCTGCTCCTCTGGTAATTTTTCGAGAGCCATTCTAATATATACTCCTTCTTCTATACTATCATATCCCACCTCCCCATCTTCATTTTCTAGAACTTCATCCAAACAAACTACCGGCTTCTTTTCCTTCCTAAAGAAATCTCTGGCGGCATACATATAGCATCTTTTAAGATAGGAATGTATTTTAGTACTCCCATCATATTTTGATAATGCATCCAAAGTTGTTTCTAGAAAAATACAATTTTATGGCATCTTCATAGGAAATAGTATGTGACGTACGGCATCTCCTCGCCCATGTTAAGCTATATTCAGTTGTTATTCAGTTGTGATTAGCCAACCTTTACAGGTTGATTAGAGAAAAAGTTTTCTCGAATATACTCCCTCAAATAATTGATACCCTCTGGCTTAATCTTTGTGATATTGACTGTACGATTGCTACCTCTGGCTTTAGTAATACTGATCAAACAATACTTATTTTCTTTCTCCTGGTTCAAAAAACCTAACAATTCTTGACACATTATGTCAATCCTTATTAGGCGGCCTCCCCATGACCAGGCTTTTCGCTCCTTTCGGATTTGATTTGCCTGCCC